AATTTCATTTCCTAAAACTATTTCTTGTAAAGATTTAAAATCTTCTTCTGGTAAAAGATTATCAACTAATTTCATTGTTATTTAACATTTTATAATAATCATTTGTAGTAACTGCCCTGTCTATCCAATATTTAGAAAACACACCTAATTCATTTAACTGCTTTTTTGATATATCATATAATCCATAATATTCTAATTCTTTTTTAGCGATATTACTATTAAATATTTCATACCCATGACCAACCTGTAACCACAAAGCATTACTTAAATCATGTTGTCTTCCATAATGATGATAATCACATAATCTAGGCATTCTTTTTTTCCAAATATGCATTTTTCTTTTAAATTCTTCTGACCATCTTTTTTTAGAAGAGGCCTCTATCCAAAAATCAGTATCAGTTCTTTGCGACTGATAATGTAATATTATGAAATCTCTTATATCATCTATGTAACTACTCATTCTTTCATTGTAATTTTTATGTAAATAAAAATCATATAAATCTAGATTGTCTGTTAGATAATAATCACAAAAATGTTGTACTTGTTCTATTGTCGTGTGTAAACCTGTAGCTTCTAATGGCTCTATAAAATTAGATGACAGACCAACGGCTAACACATTTTTTAACCAAAAATTATCTAATCTTCCTAAATCAAAATTAAGTGTTTTCTTTACGTCTATTTCTTCATCAAAACATTCATTCATTTCTTTTATTGCATCATCATCAGAAACCATATCTTTATTAATAATATATCCTCTTCCTGTTCTTTCTTGCAAAGGTATTTCAAATGTCCAACCATATTTTCTTGCGGTTGCAGTAAGATGGTTTTTTATAACATGGTTTTCTTTATTTATTTTTGGAAATAAAATTGCTCTATTTGTTAATAAATTATCTTTGTAATTTATAAAATTAACACCCATAGTTTTAATTAAAGTTTTATGCCAACCTGAACAATCAATAAATAAGTCTGCGCTTACTTGATTACCAGATTTTAATTGTAAAGTTTTAACACCACCAAAATCGTTTTTAGTAAAATTTTCAATAGTGTCTTCAATTCTTTCTATTCTCCCTGTTGATAGACATTTTTCTCTAAAATATGTTGATGTTTTAAATGCGTCTATGTGTAAAGATGCATCATTGTCATGCATCATAAAATAACCTTGTTCTCCTTTTACATAATATAATTTGTTTTGTAACATTAATTGATTTTGTAAAGGTATTTGATATTTTATCTTTTCAGCTACGTGATATATTCGTATGTGATCGTAATCATCAGTGGGGTATGTTGTGTATCTCTCAAAAGAAGATCCAATAGGACTAACAAAAGAATTATTTTTTTTTACCCAATCTACGTGTCTGATTCCATATTTGTATGTAGCTCCTGTTTCTTTTATAAATTTATGTACTCCTCCTAAATGTTTATGTTTATCAATTAACTCACATATAGTTCCTGTAGTGCTTTCACCCACTCCTACAATTGGAATTTCTTTAGATTCTATTAAAGTTATTTTAATTTTAGGATTTAATTTGTGTATTAAAGTAGATGCAGTTATCCAACCAGCTGTTCCGCCTCCAACAATGATAATTTTATTTATCATACCACAACTTGACTATCATAAGCTCCTAAATGACCTACAGGAAATAAATTAAAAGCAATAGACATTCTGTTTCTATTAGAATTATTTTTTAAAACTTTATGAAATATTTCTGAAGGAAATATAACAATAAGTCCATTTCTAGGTTTTATATTCCAAGATGAAGAATTATACAAGTTATATTCTTCAAACTCTAGTTGAAATCTTTTATTAGATAAATCTTGAAATTGTAAATCACCACAAGACTCACATGTATCCAAATAAACTACTCCACTATAATAACAGTTATTGTGGTTGTGTCTCTCTGATTTTTGATTAGGTAACGTATTTGTAATCCAAGAAGTTGTTATACGAAAATCGTTTTTGTGCTTCATTTCTTGTTTTGTAAATTTTATAGAAGATTCTAAAATACTTTGTTTTAAATATGAACATAAATCTAGATCTAAAACATTGTACATATTAGCTTGATCACTAGAATTATCGTTTCTTGGATTGGTAAGATTTAATTTACCTAACTTTTCAGATAACTCTTTAGTGTCTAAATTTATGTAATCTACAAATATAGGTTTTGAAAATAACGGTAATATATCCATTATTCAAGGATGAGTTTCTTAATACTTTTGCTTCCGTCTATGTTCAACTCTAACTCAGCCATCGACTTTAGACATTGGTACTTTACTTTCCCATCTGGTTTTAATTGACGTTTTGCTACACGTGCCCCTTTGAGACATTCAGACATTGAAGTCTGGATACGTGCCTCCTTGATCTCTCCGTTGATTATCATAAGTAAAGCTATCACCACCTCTGTCATTGATGACTCCCATTTGCTCTAACTTTATCTTTCAGCTCTTCAATATCAGACAATGCTTGATCAAGTTGCTCTCTTAAAAACTCGATATTCACTTTATTGGTCATGTTCATCTCTTGAGTTTCTTCCATTTTCTCTACAGACTTATACAAATCCTCGATAAGAAAATGTTGCTCCTGGTCTATGGGGACTTGTTCACTTCGTTTTAATAAATCATTTTCAAATAACTCACGTGATGTCTCTAGTGAAACTAACCTGGCCGTAAGCTCCGTATAAGCGAACACGCCAGCCGCGACGAGCACTATCAAACTAGCGACCGTCTTCATCGGCATCTGCACGCGTGCCTCTTCTCCGATATTGAGTGGTTTATTAGCCAAGTTTCTTTCCTTTGTTTATTCCTTTTTTGATGATATAAGATTGTGTTCCATTAGCTCCTATTGTAACTTCTTTTTTTAAATTTTGAAATAGTAGCATTTCTTTATATTTTTTCTCACTTTTTTCTCTAAATCTATCTAATACTTTTGTATCTCTCATTTTAATAACCTGTTGGTCCTCCGCATAGAGCTAAAAAAACTAATAACAGAATAAGAGTACCTGTAAAATAGTAGTTCATCCTGTTTAACTCCATATTCACCTCTGTAAAAGTTCCGACTATTGTCGGAACTTTTATTGTTTATTATTAACCAAGCCATATTGCTGCTATTACTATTGCAGCAACGATAGCTAAACCAATTTTGTGATCTGCCCAATAATGAGCCCACGCATTTTTTATCTTATCTATCATTTTTAGCTCCTGTTTTCTTTTTACCACATTTACATCTTGGTGCAGTAAAAAAGTTCCATAAATTATCCATGAAAGAACACATTTTGTCTAGTCCCCCAAAAAAAGCGTATATCCATTTATCAATCATTTTGTTCTTTTTCAAAACCTTCTTGTAATAATTCACTTACTGATTTTTCTTTTTCTTTTTCTTTCATTTCATAAAACATCTTATCACTATCTTCTGTAACCATGCCACTGTTTTCTGCATCCCAATACGTAGTTTGGACTTTATAGTCAGGCCAAGATGTGTCAGTAGTATAGCTGTTAATATGCCACAAAATACGATTATTAGGCTGAGCTGCATAATTNCCGTTATCAAGAGCCAATATATGTGCACACTTGTGTTCTTGAGGAATTTCAGAATGTTCNACATTTAATATATTAACATCTGGGTGTCCCCAATCAATAGTAAATAGATATTCTCCGTGATANAATTTTTTGTCTAAACCTANATATTTNCCTTTTATACCAGCCAACCAATCGAAGCTATGAACACTAGGCCAATAACTGAAACAGTTCCACAGTTCCAATTCGTGCGTCTGCATATCCGGCACAGAGGNTCTATCGAACTCTTTTTGAAAAAACGCTGATATAGGCAAGCGCCAAAAGCACGCGCCNTTGGGTAACATAATGTTAAATAAGAGTGCACGACCTGAAATGGAAGTAAGGCCAAAGATAACACAGTCACTATAGCCTCCTTGATGTTTTTTAAANTCATAAAGATATTCCTTTCTTACTTTACAATATATTGGAGGTAGATTTGCATTTAAATAAGCCATTNAACATTTCCATCTTCTCCTTGCAGCACATATTCTNTTATCAGGAGTTTTACTGCAATTTACATTNTGCATTTTCATTTGTCCAGCACTTCTTGCACAATAAGATTTTCTACGTTTGGCTGCTTTAGATCCTTTTTTNACTTTTCCTGTGACAGCTGTTTTTAATTTNGAACCAGGATTCATTCTTCTGTAAGCAGCAACACCGGCTCTAGTCATTCCTGCGCCTGATTTAGTGCTACGATAGTTTTTCTTATTACGAGCAGGCATACCACCTCTCTTAAAAGATTCTATCTCTAATCCTAAATCAGCGTAATAATCCATCTTACGTAAATGTAATAGTTACACCACCTGTTCCTGATATAGTTGCATGAATACCTTCTTCAAACAAAATACCATTACCAGGAAGATACATATCTAAACCTTCTTCTCCAAAAAGATAAGTAGCAATTATGCTTCCTGTAGCACCACCACTTCTAAAAATGACAGAACCACTCGCACTGTTTCCTTTTCCTTGTATCGAAGTAAGTCTTGCTCTTCTACCTGTAGCTACCATTTGAGCTGTAGATGTTGCATGAGCACTCGATTGATCTGATGAAAAACTTCCTCCACCCATAATTTTCTCCTATAGTTGTGGCTCTCCGAAGAGAGCCACTAATTTATTAACCATATATTTTATACGCAATAACCCAAGTAAATAATCCTTGAGCAGATGCAGTTGTAGTATTAGTGATCTGTAAAAATATATTTCTTGTAGAGTTAATTGAAGTATTCACTCTTGGAGACGCAGCTGGTGAAGCATCGCTTGCAGTTGTATCTAAAAGAGTTAAGTTGTAATGAGCTCCTTCTGGAACAGTTGTTCCACCATCTAAAATTTCATCAGTAGATGCAGCAACTAATTGAGCACCTCCTGTAGCAGTTCCAACTTTGTAACCAATGTCACCTGAAGCAACAGTTGGTGCAGATGTGCATACAAGCTGAATACTTGTAATAATAGATCTTGCAGGTTGTGCAAAAGTAACTTCGTTTGTTCCAGCAGTTGCATTAACTGTAGCAGTTGCTACAACGCCTTGACCTTGTATTTGTGTTCCAACGTATTGACCAGATGAATTGATTTCAAAAACATTTGTGAAAACACCTGTTGAAGCATTTTTAGTAGCACCAATAAAACCGTTTTCCGATCGTACTGGTCCGCTAAATGTAGTATTTGCCATAATTTTCTCCTTTGTATAGCGTTCGTTATGTAGTCTCTATACCGTCTGCCTAGTCAGTCTACATAATAATTTAATTCTAGGTNTTTTTATTATATATAAAAAAAGGGGCAGAGTAAACTCCGCCCCTTTTNANTTAGTAANTTTAATTACTATTAACTAGTNGGTAAGTTTCCGTTACCAAATACACATCTTGGATCAGAGAATCCAAAAGAGTATCTTTCTCTAGCTTTNAATCTTACGTTTCCTGTATCGAAATCACCTTCCATAGCAGTTTTAATTGGACTTCTTACGAAGTGTTTAAAACCGTTAGGAACATCAGTTAACAAGAAGTATGAATCAGTGTCAGATAAGAAGTTGTTTACAACATATCCTTCTGGAACCATACCCATGTTAGCGATTGCGTTGATGTCGTTATCAGCAGTGCCGACTCTTTGAGGAGACTTCATAATTCTCTCAGCAGTGAATTGTAATTCTTTTGGAATTACCATTTTTCTACCTTGAGTAGCTATTTTTAGTCCTCTTTCATCTACAAATGATGCAATGTCAATTAACGATTGCTCAAGTGAAGTTTCGTTAAGGTCTGCAGCCACTGCTAAAACGTTTGAGAAAGTTCCACCTGTTGCAAGTGGGTGATCAGAAGCTATTAAAGGCTTGCCGTCACCACCGTTGAAACCAGATGTTTTCTGTGCGTTGTTTAACACTGACGCTGCTTTTACTTGTTTAGTGTTCGACATAGATCTTGCAAGAGCTCTTGTGTATCTTGCAGCTAATCTGTCGTACAGGTTATCTTCGATTGCTTCCTCAGTAATTGAGAACGCTAATGCCACAGTTTCGTGTGAGTATCTAGCTGTGAAAGTTTCACCCGCTGTATCAAACGTTACTCCTGCACCTTCTTGTTTAACCGGTGCTGAAGCGAAACCGCTTAACATTACTTCCTCTTCGAAAGCTCTGTCAGATGTTTCAGTAGGGAAAATCTCCGCATGTTGATTTTCATATCTACTGTATTCCAGGCCGAATAAAGCATTCAAACCTGGCTCTAGTTCTTTAACTAGTTGTGCTCGTGATATTGCCATAGTTATTCTCCTTTATTACGCTATACCTGTGCCACTTCTAAAGAAGTGATTGTTGATTCTAACAAGAATATTTGCGTTAGCTGAACTTGTGTCAGAGTTATCAGGATCTTGACAAATATCAATCGCTTGAATTGCGAAAGTAGTTGTTGTTCCTGATACCGATACATCAAGTTGTTGTTTCGATAATCCTGTTTGTGTTACACCTGTAGTATTTGTCACCGAATAATTCTTGTACAAATCTGCTCTAGTGAAAGCCGCATCAGCATCCATTAAGAATACTGCGTCTGGATCATCAATGACAAATGCAGTGATGTCCGAAGCAGCAATACCACCTGGGTAGTAATTGCTATAAGTTGGCTTTTGAGTAGTTGGATCTGTATAAAAACATCCGTTGAAAACGCCGATAACAGCATCAGATGTGTTAGGTCCATGTCTTTGGATATTTCCTGTTCCTAATGGTTCAACCAATTCTCCCTGGAAAATCGCAGACGCGTATCCTGACGCAATCGTGTATCTGTTTTGAGCTCCTACTAATGGTGTACCGTCTAGTTTTCTGTACGGTCTTAGACCGAACTTTTCTTCTACGTTTGCCATAGTTGTTTTCTCCTATTAATGTTTTAATTATCCAAGCTACATCGGGTAGGTAATGCAAAAAAACTATTTTTTACGACTACCACCAAAGGTAACTCTTGATTGCCTCTCAATATTGATTGGCATTTCAGGTCGTTGTTCCTTCATTAGATCATTGTCCACCGCTGTCATTTGATCTTGAGTAAGTTTTGAAAAATACTCAGCACGGCTTTTCAATATCTCTTCAGGTATCCTTGCCAACACAAGGCCACCGATTCCTATACACCCTTGATACTGTCCCTGATTGATGATTGGATATTTATGTACATCAGGTGAGTTTTTAATCTCCTCTGCTCTAACAAAATCCCAACCTTCTCTAAGTTTTTTGGTTACATTAGCTGTATCCTCAAACCCAGCCACACTCGTTCGTATCCAACGATGGGCATAGCCCTGTGGAGCGGGTGGTGCATCTAAACTCGATGGTGGAGCCCAAGCACTAGGTTTCTTAGTTTGGTTTCTAGTTTCAGACTCGCGTGAGGTTCTTTTTATTTCATTATCCATTTGCATTCTCCTTCACGTATTTTGCGTATTCCTCTAGTGGCACCCCTAGTTTTTTAGCGATAACTATTTGTGACTTGGTGAGTTTCACTGATCGGCGTCCGCTTTGGTTTCTTTGTGCAGAAGCAACAGTTTGGACGGGTTTCTTTTGCTCCTGTTGTTGATTAAATTTATGAGGAAAGTTTTCTCTCATAACTTTATCAATTTCATTATAATACTCATCACTCTCTGCGTCAAACCCCTGCTCTACAAGATCGTTGTGAGCTTGGAATGCTGCGCTTGTCATGATTTTATCACTACCAAACCATTCATTTTTCTCAGCCCAGCCTTTTGCTTTTGGAGAAGGTTCTGGTTGAATAGTTTGTTGAGGTGCTTGTTGTATTGGTTGTTCTACTTTAGCTTTTTCTTGTTTTGCGTCCTCTTCAGCTTGAGTTATCTTAACTTTTTCTGCTTCAACAGCTAATTGAGCTATTCTAGAGTTTGCATCTGCTATTTTATCAGCATCTTGCTCAGCGATTGCATCTCTTAAAGCTTTTTTAGCATCTTCTTGTTCTGCAGTAACTCTAGCCGAAAATTGTTCTATATAACTTTTACTAGTTTTAGAAAAACGACTTTGAGTATCATCAAGTTTTTTCTGTAAACTTTTTGCATAGTCTAAAGCAGCCTTTTCTCTTCTTTCAGATTCTCTTACTTTAAAAGTAAGTTTGTTTATTCTTCTTTTAACTTTTTCTGAAACTTCAGAAAGACTTTCTTCTTCTTTTATTTCTGGTTTAGTTTCTTCTTCTTTTACAGTTTCAACCTTGATACCTTCAATGCCTTCTGGTTTAGGTTCTGTATAACCTAAATCAACTTCATGTTTTGGTA